TGGGCTTCAGTACAAGGTAATCGAAGGTGCGCACCGTATGGATGTCACCTATGCGAGCGGTGCATATCTGCAGATAGGATACTGCACGCTTAACGCACACAGGCTGTTCTCTCCGCGTTACGACAAGATCAAGTTCCAGGGTATGACCATTGACCAGTCTTGGTTCGTTCCAACCGGTATCGGCTACTGGGACTTCGGCAACATCGCGTCGCACAACATCGAAGCAACTACGGCCAACATGAACGTCATCGACTTCTCGCGTTTCACAACGCCTGACGTTTACCTCAAGGCACGTCTTGCCAACGGCAACACGTCCTTTGACGGTCACGGTGCAACCTACTCCGCGTATGTGAACAACAGCCAGTTCACCACGATTTCCAACTGCGTGTTCAGCTCGGCATTTACCGATTCTAAATGCTACGACTGGAAGAACGTTTCTCTCAATGGCGGCATCACGTTTACCGGGGCCGGTCGCACGATCAACATGGAAGGATGTTCTCTCGGCCTGAACAACAACACCGGCGCTCTATCCAACATCTACCTCAAGGACTGCGACGTTGCATACACCGGCAATGCCTGGTGCCCGAACGATACTGTGCTCCACGTAGTTGGCGGTACGTTCGCCGGACATGTAGAACTGTCAAGCGCGGCAAAGTCTGCGTATACCCGCAACAAGAGTCTGGTATTCGATGGATGTACTGTTACGTCCACTTCCATGTGGATCAACGACATCACGATGCGAAACTGTGTTTGCACTTCTCACATCTATCTTGTCCCGTTCGCTGAAGACAGCAGGTTCAAGCACAACTGTGAATTTGTCAACAACCGTTTCATCGGCGGATTCCTTCTCGAAATCAAGCCGAAGGACATGTCCACCGAGACATCCGTGTTCAACGTTCTGTGCACCTTGAAGCTCCGCAACAACGCCTTCAACCAGAGCGACACACGCGGTATAGTCATGCCTTACGTCACCAACACCTTCGACTTCAACAAGATGTACGTGGACAACGCCAGCAACCCGCTGTGCGAATACAAGGGTAACTTCGGCAACTGTCCCGCAGAGAACCCGACCAGGACGTTCCTCAGCGACACACTGACGCAAACGTACAGCACCGGGCCTACCGCGTCCGACATTAAGTACCAGCCGCCAACGGGTTGGAAGCAGCGTGTGTGGAACATGTCGCCGAATATCTACTACCCGTGCGGATACGGTTGGCAGTGCGAACCGGGAGAAAGCTGGAACCGCTATACCGGACGTAACGCGGAAATGCACGAAGGCATCATGCTCCATATTGGCCGTGTGACCCTTACGGAGGAAATGGACGACCAGTTTGCCGTAGTGCATGCGTGGCTTAAGGACGACGACTACGATGACGACCGGATGGTAATGTACCCGTGGTAGTGTAGTTTCAGCGTAGGAGAATTTCTATGGCGCTTGCATACTTACTCGATCCTTGCTTACAGCACCAAAACCGTGCGGGCGTGAACAACGTGAACGGTTATTTCGAGGTGTTCGAATACGATACCGATGACCGTGCCACCGTGTACACCGATTTTGCTGGTACTTTGGCTCCGGCCCATATAGGCATCGACAACAATGGCCGTGCCGTGATGATTGTTGATTCGGCTATCGCTTACCGTGTTGCGATGCATGCTCCCAACGGCGATCTGATTTACACCCAGGCACCTGTCTGGACTGTGGTTTCCGGCGGTGGCGTAGGTAATGCTGTCCGGGTGGTTTCCACGGACGGCTCTGTTGACGTTCAGAAAACCACTGTCGGCGCAGTAACTACGTACGACCTTTCAGTCGAGGGAGAGAACGAACCTTCTACATGGGGTTCGAAAACTTGCTCCGCTTCCGCTGTCAACGTCACAGGCGAATGGATTGAAATTCCTTACGCATCTTCCGAAGGCTCTATAAGCTACAACAACGGTTGGAAGGCCACAAAGAATTGTGCAGTGGACATTGCTGCATCGCTTGAGATGAACAGCGGTGATGCCGACGCATTGAACAATTTTGACGTCAAGTGCGAATTCCTGAAGAATGGAACTTCCGTGCTTGTAGAGAACGGTCAACTTGACCCTTCCAAGTCTACTGACCGCGTGTGTTTCGAGTACAAGGGTGCTGCCAATGCTTCAGACGTGATTGACGCCAAGATTTACGTGCGTAGCGCTGAGACGCTCACCGTCAATCTTGTTGGCCGTGCCTTCTACAACGAGGAATGCGACGGTCTCATCGGCGGAGGCGGTGGTGGTGGTGGCGGTGACTATCAGGCTGGTGAAGGAATTAGCATCACTGGCGATGTCATTTCTATCGACAACTCTGTTGTACAGCACAAGCTTATCGCTGGCGATAACATTACTATCAACAATGTCACTAATACCATTTCTGCGGACGTGTCCGGAAAGGCCGACAAGGTTGATGGTGCTACCGACGGTCACTTGGCCGGTCTTGACTCTACCGGCAACTTGACGGATTCAGGTATTGCTGCGTCCGATGTAGCGACACAGAGCGACTTGAGCGGAAAGCAAGATACGCTTATCACGGGCCCAAACATCGATATTATAAACAACGTAATTTCGACAGAGAAGACCGTTGTTGCAGCTGGCTCTAACGTGTCCGTTACAAGCTCGCTTGACAGCTCTACACGTACAGTCACTTACACCGTGAGCGCATCTGGTGCCGCAGCGCAAGTCCAGTCAGACTGGGCCCAAACAAACAACCAGTCCGTGGACTTCATTAAGAATAAGCCCGCTACCAAGCCTGTAGTGGCTGGTAATAATATCACCATCACTGAGGCTTCGGACAGTTTTACGATTTCCGCAACATCTACTCCGCAAGTACAATCTGACTGGAGTCAGAGCAATGACCAAGCGGTGGATTTTATCAAGAACAAACCAACGATTCCGGAAGTTACTATCGGAACTGTAGTCATAAGCTAAGAGGTTTTATAATGGCCATAGGAACTACAAGCAACATGGAATGGCTTTCCGGAGGCGGTACCAGCTACAATGCTGGCACGGCTATCGATATTACCAACAACACTATCAGCGTGAAGATAGACGGAACCACGATCACCACCAATTCAAGCGGCGAACTTGTTGCAAATGGTGGCGGTGGTAGCCAAGTTCAGAGCGACTGGGCTCAAACAAACGATCAAGCTGTAGATTACATTAAGAATAAGCCCACCATTCCGAGCGGAAACCAGCTGCTGCCTCCGGCCACTGCTGCCGATGAAGACAAGGTTTTGACAATCGATGACCATGGTGATCCGCAGTGGGAAATGCCGCAAGCTTTTACCCAGCAACAAGCTGACTGGGCCCAAACAAATACTGCTGCAGTCGACTTCATAAAGAATAAGCCGAACATTCCTTTCTACGATACTAAGGAACTGGTTGCTGGTGCAAACATTACTTTGACTGAAAGCAACAACATCGTCACCGTCGACACTGTAGTGCCTGGTGTAACCGTGGGATACATTTTTCTATGAGCAATTGGTATCTAGCAAAAGACAGCGACGTGTTGATGCACAACAATAAGGCTCTGACGGTTTCCGACAGAATCCCTTACATTGACATTAAGTGTCCGGATGGCTTTGATCCGCAAGCAGCAGGCTGTGGAAAGTACTATGGTTCTTGGACACAGATAAACGTGTCGGACAATGTGTGGCGTTTCTCCTGCAAGTACAGCAAGTGGCATGACCTGTTCTACAACAACAGGGCTACTGGGCGTGGCGATTTCTTAAAAAAGGATGGTGACTTCGAATGTGTCGGTAGTGGCAACACTGACCTTATCATATACATGGACGGACTATTCCGTGAATGTACTGGTCTTGTCAGCTGTGTTACGATAGACACGAAAAACTGTGTAAACCTGAGCGCAATGTTTTCCAACACAAGGCTTACAGAAATACCATACTTAGATGGATCTTCCAACTTGGACTGGAACAGCTTTGCCGTTGCGTGTCATTATCTACGTCATGTCAACGAGAACATAGACACTTCAGCTGGCAAGTCATTCTGGAGAATGTTTGCGTATTGCGAAAACCTGGAAACTGTACCAACAATTGACTTGACCAATGCCGACGATACATACCAGAGCGAATTTTCTCCGTATCCTGGCAACTTCATGATATTTAAGGAGTGTAAATCGCTAACGTACGTTCATTTGATTGGTGGAGCTGGTATAGCAGCACCGAATGGAATGTTCTACAATGCTGGTATTGACAGTGCTCAGAAGCTTACGATCGATTGGGATAACCATTACATGCCATTGGTTACTGGTTTTGTGCTTGACCCAGACTGGGAAGATCATCCACAAGAGTTTGAAGCAATTGCTCCGATGTTCTACCCGCAGACATATACTCCAGGCGTTGCTGCTACATATGCAAAAGTCTCTGACTTAAACTTCCCAAACCTTGTTCATGGCCCGTGGCGTTTCTTCCCGTCAGCAAAATGGGTTGGCAATCTTACTATGCCGAAAATACGAATAACTGACTCTGATTCCCGTTATTCACAACCAGAGTTAATCGTGGCTGGAGACTGTACGCATATCGGAACGCTTGATTTCAGCAACATGGAATACTTATATTCAACCGCTTGGTATATACCTAATAAGATCAGTCAATTATTTAGCTCTGTTTCTGGACTTACCGAATTCCCAACGGTGTTGTTGCCATCCATTCCAGCGAACGTTCCTGCAGACCGTAGACCGAAAATAACTTCCATATTCTGTAATATGCGTAATGTTGGATCTGGAGCGTATGCGTTCTATCAAGATCTTGTAAGCAAGGGTTATGACCGTTCTCTTCATCTCTACGCATTCTCGAACTGCGGTATTAACACACAAGAGGGTTCCGCCGACTTAGCTCAGATCCCGTCAGATTGGAAACAACCATATTAGGGTTAGACAATAGGAGATTTTATGTCTACACAATTCGCAAATACGCTTAACAGCCATCCGATCTATGCCGACCGTGCCGAAAAGGACGCGGCTGGTAACACCATCACCACGACCTACCAGAAAAAGCTAACTGCTGGCACTGGCATTGATATTACTTCCAACACGATTGGTGTAAAGATTGATGGTTCTACAATTACTACAAACTCCAGCGGTCAGCTTGTAGCAAACGGTGGTGGAAGCAGCTCTGGAATTACTGCATTTCACCAAAACGTTTCACACCTTATGCCGCCAACATGGACAGTTGGAGACTTGACGTTTACAGCAGATTATGTCGGTTCACAAGTGACCGTAGTGGTTTCTAGTTCAACACGGTCAGCCGTATATATTACCGGAATTAAAACTTACTACTTTAGCAGTGGTGGTAATGAATGGAGAATCAGTCCTTTCTGCCCAGGTTCGACGTCTAACCCCTATACGCCTGTTGATTTGACTGCTAGTTCTTACGAACTTATCAGAACAACCAGTACACAGTACCCTCAAATATGTGATGCGACGTTATGCTACGACACTGGTAGTGGTTTCAAGCTAATTCAGACCCACATAATGGCTTGGGTGCAGTCGGTGCAAAACATGGGTGAAATCTGGTACAGCTATACGAGCAATTAAGGAGTGAAACATGTCCGAGCTAAACCAAACTCCGACTAGCTGGGACTGGACAGTGTCCTGAAAAAGAGTGTAATTTTATACAAAAGGAAACAAATATGCCTACAACTTACGCACGAACCATCAACAGCAACTACATCTACGCACAACGCGCAGACCAGGACGCTAACGGTAATACAATCGACACCACCTATGCTACCAAGACCGAAGTGGGTAACATCGACGAAGTTCCTGAGGTAACGTCCACTGAAGCTGGCAAGGTGCTCAAGGCTTCTTACGATGCGCAGACCGGTGGATCCTATTCCTGGGAATCTGACCCGGACGAACTGCCGAGCGTTAGCGGTAACAGCGGTAAGATTCTTGCCGTTAATTCCGGAGCGACCGGGGTTGAATGGGTTACAAAGCCAGCCGACGTCACCATCGGAACCGTGGATCTTTAATAGAGGTTAATCATGCCAACGACATTCGCTAATTCAATCAACAACAACCCGATTTATGCGGCCCGTGCTGACGCTGACGCCGCTGGCAACACTATTTCGACCACGTACGCAACCAAATCGGAACTTCCTTCTGGCGTCCCGGCGGTTACTTCCAGCGATGACGCCAAGGTTCTCAAGGCCACCTATTCAGGAGGCGTCGGTAGTTATGCCTGGGAGACGGAAAGTGGTGGGGCATCCTACACGGCTGGTAACGGCATTGCAATTTCTAACCAGAATGCGATTTCAGTGAACCATGACAGTACTCTATCGTCATCGCGCACCACTACGGGTAACCTCGGTACGTATGACCGTGTTTCTTCGTACACCATTGCATACTCATTGACCGCCGAAGAACAGGCTATGCTTAACGGAACATCTGCAACTCCGATTTCCAGTATCAGTATATCATTAGATGTTGGCATCTTTAATAAGGAAACTGATGTTTACCCCTCGGCAAATGAAAAACTATATCTGCAAATCAGTACTGACAGTGAACTAAGCTCAGCAAACACCGCACGCTACTATGGGGCTTACGTTCCGCATACTACTGGTGACGAAGAAATTCAAAATTCGGCTGGTACGGTCACTGTTAACGTGCCTGTAGGTAACAGCACTGGATGGACTAGCCAATCACTTACGTTTGGCAATAAGCTGTACCTGTCTATGTGTGTTGCTAGCACTAGCGATACGACATCTGTTGTAACCGACACCTCACTATTAGAGCCATACGTTGATGCCGAATATTATCACCCAGCTCCGACTATCACATACACTTCCGTATCGGACAAGCTGTCCGTTAACGTACCAGCACTGACTACGGCTGGAATTACCGACATCCAGCAAGTCGCTGCGCTGCCAGCCCAGCCAGTTGCTACTGTTTTGTACCTCATTCCGGAGACCTAGTATGGCGTTGAAGATAGGTTCTACATCTATCGGTTCCTTGTACTTGGGCAGCACCAAGATAAGCCAGGCATACCTTGGTTCAACCAAGGTGTATGAGTCATCGGTCGCGCCAGTATTGCCTTACCTTGTCTTTGAATTTACCGCATCCGATTTCGTACCAACTGCTGACCCGAACCCAGACCACGGAGTTACTAAATCCAGCAGCTATGCCATTGGATACACATCACGATACGGCACTTGGACACAAATTAGCGCTTCACCAAACCGATGGAAATGGGAAGGATGGGACTACTCGTTTATTGACGGAGTATATGGCATACCATGGGCCTTTGCGTTCCAAGAGGCAAACACCGGTACGCTGTACAGCCAGCTTACCAGTGCAAACCTTGGCGGTGGCACTTGCAAGATTATAGACTGCGGCTGCTTCGACTATGTCGACAGTAACAATAACACATTCCAGAGCATGGACAGGTGCTTTGGCCCTGCCACTGCACTGACAGAATTTGTCACCATGCAGACCCCAAACACTCTAGTAAATTTGAACAGTGTCTTCTATGGTGCTACCAACGTCGCTGATGGAGCACTCGACCAGTACACATACTGGTCTACGTATAATACGAACATCAGCAATCATTCGGCCACGTTCAAGGACTGCGGTTCCAATACTCAGACTGGTCTTGCCGATTTGAACCAAATCCCAGTAGGCTGGGGAGGCAACGCGGTTCCAGCATCTACAGACATGTCTTGTGCTCGACAAGGCAGCAAAAAGCCCTACATGTTATGGCTATGTAACGATACGGCTCCTGATTGGTCTACAGAGCCATCTCTATATGTGTTCACGACTGGTTCTGTGTCACAGTATACTGGTGTTAACATGAAAAAATCGGCCATTAAAAACACACAGAACAGCTTGGCTACATCGGGTGCAGCAACTTACTACCGTCCGGCATTTATCCAGTTCGCGTCTGGTTCTTCTGGCGCTCTCAGCTGGGTTCTTACCACGTCTGGCTACAACGGCATGCTCGACGCTTCAACATCGGCTGGCGACATGCCGGGTACCCTTGACTATTCCGTATACGGCCCGGCCGACAAGCACTACGGCGCATATGACTCATCTAAGTCTGTGTATTTCGCTTTCTTGGTAACAAATGCCGAGCCTAACAGCTGGGGCGGCCTAGCGGATGCTTACGGCTTGCAAAGCAACAGCTACTTCATCACCAATATAACGATAAAGTGGTTTGTATAGGCAAGCAGGTCGTGTAGTTTTGGTGAGTAGGAGGATTTTATGTCCGAAATCAATCGCGTACTAGTTGACAGAGCACAGGATTTTACTGAGGCACAGAAGGCGCAGGGCCGCGCCAATATCGGCGCACAGGGAGCACTCTCTGCTGGTGCCAACATATCTATTTCCGATAACGTCATATCCGCCACCAATACCACCTACGTGGCCGGTACGGGCATTGCCATCAACGGCAACACCATCAACTGCACTGTCGACGGAGGCTCGCCAATCTACACGCAGAACAACGGGCAGGGCGGAATCGTTGAGCACCCAGTAAGCAAGCTGTCGCTTGACACTGACTTTCAGCAGATCATAGCGGACGGCAACCAGATAGGCGTATTCGCACCTACTCCTGCCATCGCGGCTACAGACAAGGTTCTCACTGTCGCAGCTGGTGGAGATGCACCCGTGTGGACGGATACCCCGTCGAACGCAGAATTTATCCAATTTACATACGGCAACACAACGACCGCACAGGACACCGTATACACTGCGGTAGCTGCTGCATATACAGCCGGAAAACTGCCGGTACTGTACTGCGGAGTTGTAAACGCTACTTTGTACTGGTTCCCTACCGCTAACGGCGCAAACGGTTATTCGTTCGCTCGCACGGTCAGCGACTATTCGTACGTAGTTACAATCGATGCATCTACGCACGTGATCAGCCACCAGAGCAAAGAAATCATCAACTACACTGCTGGCACCAACGTGAGCATCTCAGCAAACAATGAGATTTCTGCAACCGACACAACTTACACTGCCGGATACGGCATTGAGATCAGCGAAAGCAACGTCATCAGTAACACGATGCACCAGGACACTTACGGTCTGATGATCAGCTACAACACGCTTGGCAACTCCGGTTCGACTACCCACAGCATCGGCCCGTGGCGCATCCAGGTCACCAAGGCGGCGATGGCTGCTTGGGACAGCACTACGAATAACTATTCGCTGCATATTGCGTTTGCACATGAAGACTACTTGGATGATTCTATCGTCAACGGTCGTATCCTTGTTGACACGCTGAATCCTTGGGCCGACGGTGCATTTACCACTGTCTACACTAGCCACAACCAGTGGGGCTTTACCGGTACATACGCTCAGGGCGGTTCCAACAACGGATTCGGTCTGCAGCTCATTTCACCAGATTCTGATCCGGACGGAACTGCTCGTGCATGTCCCAAGACAATGCGCGGCTATCACTTCGTGGTCAACTGCGGAATCAACAGCCCAGACTGGCTTGAGTGCGACGCATCCCTTCTGTATGTCAACAACAACACAAGTCTGACGTCAAACGCGGCGCGTCTGCTTCTGCGCTTCAAGTACTTCTACGTCTAGGAGGAGTCATGACAAACGAACTGTGGGCGGCGTTGATCGGTGGTGTAGTGCTCTTGCTGACTAATACTGCAGCAGCCATCAAGCTGTGGGGTGAGCTCCAGAAGACCAAGGCAGACCGCGCAACTACCAAGGAATCCCGCGACAAGGACTCGCAGGAACTGCACGATTCTGTCATGAAAAACAGCTGGGATATCCAGTCTCTTAAGGACATGTCTGGGCACCGAGACCAGGTAATCGAACAGCTGCAGCAGCAGATAACGATACTCAACAGCACGATGGCGACAACAAATCTCAAGCTTGACACGTTGACTGAAGCCATCAAGGAACTCAAGGACAAATGATCGGCACCATAGTATTCCTGGTGTGTCTGATAGTTTTCGGCTGCCTTTTCTTCGACGAGAGGGATTGGCATGGGTAGCATAGTAGTCGTTCTCATAGTCGCGGCGGTAGCATTCATCGTACTGGACATATTCACTCGACCACCGATCTAGGCTGGTGTAGTTTAGATGCAAAGGGCGGGTCGCGCCCGCTCACAATAGGAGAAACTCATGAGAAAAATTATCAATAGTGCAACTGCGCAGTACCAGCCGGTGTTGACCGAAGAATTGGTACTCGACGCTGTCCCAACCGTAAACAGCTTTAACTCGGTCACATCCGATGCCGTGGCACGTGCCATTGCTGGTGCCTCTGGAGAAGTTCCCCAGGTCACCGAAAACGACAACGGCAAAGTCCTCACGGCCATCTATGACGAAGGTGGCCCTGCCGTGGAATGGGCTGAAGCATCTTCCGGTGGTGGCGATGTCACTACAGCAGATGGTTATTTTAGGCTTGGTGGTTCAAAGCCAGTAAAGGTGCAGTACACAGGTTCCATGGAACAGATTGTGACTCCGGAAAGCCTTGACGTGGACAATAACACAAAGTACAACGGACTGGCTACAGCATCCAACCCACAGATTTGTGTTTGGTTCGACAATACCGACGGGCTTAAAGACCTTGGTGCTGACTATACCGCTACATTGAAGATGAAGGAGGCTTCTCTTCTTTCCTATTTCCCGTCTGGAGTTAGTGTAAGTATGGTATCGCCAGCCCAGTACTGCACTGCAACATACTGGAGCTATCCAACAGGCCCTATCATGACTGGAACGCTGGTCATCACGGACAATGATATTAAAGAGCAGACAATCACTGTTTCAGGAGCAAATCAGGCAGGGGCAACCAGCGGGTATGGCGCATATATCGGGTTTTATATAAATATAAGCAATGCGAAAGACCCAGTTACTGGAAGTAACTACGACCTCACTGATGCTCTCGACGCCCTGATTGCAGACATCAAAGCTGGAAACGTATTTGAGCTGGTATGGCCAATTTTGACTCCTGGCACGGACATGGTAACAAAAATCACCCCTATCCCTGACGCAACAAATCAAACCAACAAGTTCCTCAAGACAGTGCAGACGGGGGCGAGCACATGGGAAATGCAGTGGGCAACCATCAATCAAGTTCCGAATTTTAGCACTTTAAATGCAGGGAAGGTTCTTACCGTTAACAAATATGGGAATGCTACTACATGGGCAGATCCGGTTCCGGCCTACGATACGACAACGGACGTCGGAAAGGTGCTGACCGTGACGGCGGACGGCCTCGCTTGGGTGACACCGTCTTAACATGATCGTCATAAGCAACACAAGGCCACGGTTCCGACCGTGGCCTTTGTAGTGTAATTTGTAAAAAAAGGAGTACAAAGTGGCGCATCTAGTACACAAGAACGGCCTCGACGTGTGGTGGCCTGACTACTACAAGGTGGACAACGTCCAGCTTGATCCGGCCCTTTCTCCCATGGAAAATTGCTGGCGCATTATCGACATGCAAGTCTCTGTATGGCTCAATAAGTATAGGATATTCGCTTATTCCGAAGACCGAATGGTCGATTTAGAACAAATGTGCCGTGTCGCCGTGTACCAGGAGCTAGTCCGTTACGTTGTTGAGAAAGTTTACAACAAACGATACAACTTTTGGTGCAACGTAAGAAGTTGCGCCTGGAGCGTAATTCCACGTACTATAAGGAAGTGGCGTAACCAGGACGTTATACATGCAAATGAAATAGATGGGAACGCGCTTGTCAATGACGATCCGGCCTCACACAGCCATGAGACGTTTTTCGACATGATTTCGACAGAATCCGTGTCGAAATTGCGTACAGACGCTGAATACAGTACAAAGATAACTAACTGGCATGACGCAATACGCAAGTGCGACCAGCAGAGAATCCTGAATGAGACAATAGTAGACGATTACAGTAGATACTGCGAAGACTGCGAAGAACTAGGCGTACAACCGGTAGACAAGGTAACATTTGTATGCAAATCTTATACAAATGAAGAGCACGAATTGATGCGGTACGAACCAGAAAAGCGCACGATGTACAACCGCAAGTACATAGCAAAACTTAAAAGCGACCCAGCTAGACTTGAGCGGAGACGTGCATACGATCGTGCGTATCACGCAAAGCGCAAAGCGGAAAGGGATGCCAAAAATAAAAAGTGAGGTATGTATCGCATACCACACCTTCTAGATCTTCAAAATGAGCATCGGATTTCGGCCATTAGTAGCTCAGACACTGGTGTTCGTCTTCAGGCGGCTCTGATACGGCGGTCGGCTTCAAAACCCATTTAAACTTATTAGGGCCAAGCATCTGCTTTTCAACCAACTCGCGCGGATACCAGGTTTTGCCCACACGTACCTTGTTTTCCTGGTACTTTCGACGGGCCTTCTGCATCTGTTCTGTGCGCCGTACGTTCTGTTCACGGCCGTCAATAACGACTGGTTCTTCGCCTAACAGCTTTGCGATACGTTGTTCGACTTCGAGACGGATCGGATCGCGATCGTCGTTTTCACTGAGTCTCCAGTCCAGTGCGGCAGACTGGAGCTGTACCAGGTACTTCAATTCTTCGGTTTTAGTCATTTTTGTATCCTTCGTTGGGTGAAAAGGAACCCTCAGCTGGCGAATAACCCAACAAACCAGCTGAGGGTAATGAGCCGTCCCCATGACGGCAGGTCACCTATGGCTAACAGATGAACCCTGTGAGAAGCCCCGTGAGACTCCTTACAGGGCCCACCCTTTCGAGTGAGCACTGCGAATCAATTGAAAACTAACATGCAGACAAGTCCCAGTCTATTTAGTGCCAGTCTGGGATATTGGCATTACATACAAACTAAAACGGGAGATCATCATCCTCATCTTCGCCTTCAGCCTTGCCTTCAAGGAATTCCTTGCCGGACATCTGCTTGGGAGCCTTATCGGCCTTTTCAGACTTAGCTTCGTCTTCCTGAGGGGCAGCGAATCCAAGGCCGTCGATCCACTTTTCGAGCAAGAGGTTGTTCTTGAGGTAGGCCGGAGCTGCATCGTCAGGCACGAATGCAACGGTGGAGCTCTTCTTCGCCTTCAAGATATTGGCGATGCCGTTGTACTTCTTGCCTTCACGTTCCTGTTCGTCAACGACGATCTGGGCCTTGCAACCGACCAGCTGGGAAAGGTCAATGCCGTCAGCGCACTTTTCAAGCGTGACGCCAGTCCAAGAGTTCAACAGTGTGAACAAGTTACTCTTGTCGTTGATTACGTTACGCAGTGGCAACGTACGAAGATAGTGGTTCTTGTCGTCTTCATTGATCTGGAAGACAAACTGGAATTTCGCTTCCAAGTCTTCAGACTGGTACTTCTTGAAGTTTCGGCTAGTAACGCCAACGCAAATTGCGTCATAGGCACCTGCTTCAAGGAGTGTGAATTCACCGCCTTCTGTAGGCTTCGCGGTGATGAAGCCGTTGTTCTGTTCTGCCATTGCAATACCTCTTTGGTTTTAATTGGCAATTTAGTTAAGCGCACCTTGCGCTACTGTGAAATATAGCATTTTCCGAATGGATTGGCAAGGTCACGGTTAAAATTATATTCATCTTCATCAAATTCGTCACACCACGGAGAAACGGTGTCTGGTTCTATATCCGCAGCTTGCATTTCATGTCCGACATACTTGTCGTATTCGGCATAATAAGCCCTTGCATCGTAGTCATCCGTTCCAGCAAGTTTCTCTGGAAGCTTCTTATAGTCCTCACGTGTCTCACATTCGCTATGACAATTGACGATACCATGATATGTAATTTCTGGAGCGCCAACCTTGATAGCTGTACCGACAAATTTCTTAGAAGCTGTCTCCATGATTTCAATGACCTTTGCCTTGACTTGCGGTATGTCTTCTTCACGGCACATCACGGCAACGGCGTCATGGATCGGGGCGACCAAGCGGATTCCGGCATCATCAAGGTCAAGAACAATCTGTCTGAGAATGACCGCGCCCATGCCTTGGAATGGCCAGTTTCCGAAAGTGGTAGGCTTGGCATCACGACTTGCGTGAACGCTGAAACCATCTGGGAATGCGAGCTGGTCACCACGGTCGATCACGTGATACTGTAAAGCTTCGACGTACTCCCAATAGGTAGGAAACAGCGAATGCATATGCTCGATAAAGGTGTCAGCCATGTCGTAAGACACACCGGCAGTGCTTGCAAGCTTTTCAGCACCACAGCCGTATTCAGTAGCCAAAGCCATGGCCTTTGCAGTCTTGTACCGCTTATCTTCCTTTGACACGAAATCTGGCCAGAAGGAATGGGCAATATCGCAATAGTATTTTCCGAACTGCGGCTTTTCGTACATCAATGCTTTGACCTTGTCGGCAGTCAGATACGCCTGAATTCCGATTTCTTCGGAGCTGTAGTCAAATTCAAGAATTACGAAGCCTTTAGGCGGATCGATCAAGCCACGCATGAATTTAGGCATTGTGTAGATAAATCCTTGACTTGACTTCATTCCGCATCTGCCAGTAACCGCACGTAACAGGCCGAATGTCGGACGAACTACCTTGCCATCAAAATATCCGAGCCAGTTACGGTCTCTTGAAGGCTTGATGAACGAACTTAAAGCCTGAGAGACTTTCTTGTAACGATAGAAATCGGAACAAAAATTATTTTCAAGTTCACCGTCTGTTACTTTGTCCACATAGGGCTTGAGGTCTTTCTTGGAAAGCGAAACCTTTCCGGTACGGGTATACGGAATCTTTCCGGTGCCGTCTTTTCCAGCGTATACCGCTTCGGCATATTTTCGGAGCGTGGCCATGTGCGACACGTACTTGTCGCCTTTCTTGTTGAAGCTTCCAGGGTACTTGCGAAGGATAGCTTCCTGTTCGGCCACCAGTGCAGCCTTTGCGTTGTTTAGCAAGACCTTTACACGTGCGGCATTGAGAGGAATACCGGCCCATTCGGACTTGGCGAAGATGGCGGCAAGCCTACCCCAGTAGTCAGCCATCTGGTTACGCGGCATCAGCTTGCAGTACCTTCCACCGACTACGACATCACAACGGAACCTGTCTGGGTCTTCAAAGCGTTCACACAAGGCGTTGTCAAGCTGGATAAGCCGACGTGTATCGTCCAAGCAGTACTCCATCAATTGCTGCTTCTTGTTATCCAGCGCCTTAAGATGGTTGCACCAGGCCGTGGTCTCCGGATGGTAGATAAATTCGGACTGGTTGCCTTTCTTTTCTTCATGGCTGCGACCGTCATCAAGCCTTGCACGGCGTAAGCAAGTGAGCAAGTCGTATTTTTCGTTCTTGCTGTCCGTCTTGAACTGTGCAATCATGGACAACATAGTGTCATGCCAGTGATATTCCGTAGGGTCTAGGCCAAGAGCGCACCAGACATGGCCTTCAGCGCTCTCTACGTTGTGAGCTACAAAAGTGTCGGACTTGTGAGCCTTGATATACTGTCGAGCATCATCCATGCCGTTGCGCCAGTATGTGGTTTCGGTTCCTTGTTCGTCTACGAAAGCGATACAGATAGGAACCAAACGGTTGTCCGCATCGTACGAATATTCAGAGTCTACTGCAATTTTCATAAGATCCTCAGCTTAAATATAGACATTCACTTGCGGCGTGTCTACCACATCAGCACACCTACGATGGTGCATCGACGCCTTGCAGTACGTCACGGTCTTGTCGGTTCCGCGACGGGCATAGTAGGCACGTGTGAACCACACACTCTTACGGTAGGTTGCCTCGGTTCTTGCGCATGCCGCCACGGCTCTGCTTTCCTTCAGCTTTTCTTCACCGTCAGGAGTGATCTTGACGTATCGGTAGCTGTTGAAATTAGCCTTTTTAGTGGGAACCACTTGGTTCATGGCCGTCCGGAATTCGGTAGGCTCGGAGACGTGTTCAAAATTCTTAGTGATCTCCGACGCCCAGATGTTTACAAGCAAACCACGTACCTCAAGCACTTCTTCTGTATCGAGCGTGTCGTCGAGCGACTTGTCCATCGGCTGCGGACGATCGTCAAAATCACAACAAAATTCGTAGTCTTCCAACTTGGAGCTGTACCGTAAGGCAAGGAACATGCCATTCGTGAAGCAGTAGTAGATATAGCTAGGACGGTTGTTAACCGTAAGCTGCAGTATCGCTTCGTAGAAACCGCCGTTCACACGCGCCTTATAGCTCAAGTATTCGTAGAAGTCAGTCAACACTTCGCGGCTAGGCATACCCAGAGACAGTACGTATTCCTTAGCCTGTTGTGACAAGCGATAGTACTCGCAAGACTTCAAAGGCAACGGCAACAGATGGTTCAACGGAGCCATCGGATGATTGAAGGTTGCCGGAATTGACGAAAATGCACTTAAAGCTGTGGGGTTGATCAGCCCAGCCTCTTCACCCTCTTTGAGGATCTTGTCCTGGTCTTGCTGGGTAAGGGTTTCACGCTTTTCACGGTACATCTTCGCTTGCACCGTGGCGTGCATAATGATAGCTTGGTGGAAGACGTCGACTCCCTTCTTTGAATGCAGTCGCTCGACCTTCTTGGTAACAGGGTTCGGTAAAAGACTTGCGTCAAGGCAAGAGAAGATGACGGGTGTCATGTTGCCGGACTTCCTCAAATCGTCACGTGCCTTTTCAAGCGAGCGTGCAAGACCTACGTATACCGGGTTTGCGTCCAGTCCGTAATGCTTGACGACTTCCTTTACGCCAGGGGTTTCTAAAATGTCCATAAAGACTCCAAAAGGAAAGCGGTACCCCGACCTGCCCGTCAGAATACCGCCTTCCGCTTAGGAAAACTTCATCGATTGTTGACGTGGGCAGACGTCTATATCCGAAATATAGACAATCTTTCCACGTTTGTCAAGCGATAAAGTCAGATTTTTTAGAATTTATGGGTTTAAGCCGTAAACCGGCCCATGCCCTCGTATTCTTGTCCATCTTGGCCTCAAGGTCGATGTTGCCGTATTTTCGTCCTATCCACTTCCTAAAGCGAGACCATCCGGTAGCCTTTCCGCTCGTCTGCACAAGCCGCTGACCCTTTTCAAACTCAAAAGCACCAGAGGAGCGCAGTTCGTCGTCGGAAAGCACGGCTTCGGAAATCTGCTTGAGAATGTCGGACGTCTTCACCACGCTATCACTGTCGAGCGTAAAGCATAGATCGAACAAGTGTTCAAACAGGTCACGGTCTCCGAACATGTCGGCGGAGTCAATCATCGTGTAGTGCTTTCTAAGATACGAATCGTTTTCGAAGGCATGCCTTGCAGCGTCCTTGATCTGGTCGTACGGAACCTTTCCGTCAACCAGGAACTGCTCATACTCATCATCCGTAAGGATAAAGTAATCACTGCTGCTCTTCTTCCTCAACGCGGTCAAGGTGTAGTAGTGCCAGCAAGCCTCAAAGAAAGGCTCATAGTATTCCGGCTTTGTCAGCATCCACATGTCCTCGGCGCTACCCTTCAATCCGTCCATCTGTATCGGCAGAATACGGCGACGTTCAGCGTCGCCTTTCAAGAACATGTTCTCATTGTTGTTCAAGAAGGCCATGTGGAGGTTTGCGATATCGACGTCAATGTTCGCCCTGTTCAGCATCGTAAGGGACAGCGTAGCATCACGGCTTGTAGCACCGGAAGCTTCCTTATACCACGATCCGTCCTCAAAGGCACTGTGACCGTCGTATTCGTCAATTACACAGAATACGGAATTGAAGCACCCAGAACGCCCTTCGAACTTCTGCAGAAAGATTCCAGACCTTTGCGTAGTGCAGAAACCGGAGCCGTTACGCTTTTCCAATGCCACCTTGATGTTGGAAATTACAAGGGTAGTCTTACCTACACCGCCAGGACCGGCGATGGCCAAAGCCTGGGAGCACAGGGCCTCTGCATCGAACAGCATACCGATATAGAACATAAGCCTTGCAAGCATCTCCCTTGAGCGATGGGTGTCAAGTCGCCAGAATACCATCATGAATTTCTGCAATGCTTTAGGCAGATGATGCAGACACTCGCGGATAAGGGTGTCATTGTCGGTAGCCTTGGACTCGAATTCGACTGGCTTCGGAACATAATACCTTGCAAGGTCGTCGCCCAAGTTAGTCATCGTGTGCATCTGGCGCTCCGGCAAGCTCGAAGCATCATAGGTGGTAAAATGACCTTCCACGATAGCCTTGAGTGCCACAGTCGCCAACTTCTTAGGTTCGTTTGTCTCAAAATCGATTTCGTAACGGATGGCGTGACAGCTGCGATGTCCCTTGTCATCATAGGCGACTTGCACAAGGCTCACGAGCTTGCACAGCTCAAGAAGGATGTGCGGATACGGCAGCCTTCCGTGTGCTTCGCACCACTTGTCGTCGAAGTAGCGTTCGATCTTCAAGCCGTCAACAAAGTCACAGTACTTCTTGATTGATTCCTTGTCCTTGGCTGTCTTCCATGACACGGCCTCGAAAGACTCGAACTCGTCGGACGGTGCAGACCCCTTGATTTCGTTGCTGAAAGCCGCAAGCAGATCCAGCAGATCGTAACCAATCTTTTCAAGGGTCTTGCTCGGCAAGTTGTTGTAGGTCGCATCACGGCCAGTCTCTATTTCGTAGATCTTGTTGTGATCCTCTTCGTCAAGGAAAACCAAGTCGACAGTGGAACCGGAACGGCGCTTGGCGATGAATCTACGTACAAACAAGTTGTCTGCCGTGTTGATAGGCTTGAGATACTGCAAGCACTGGGGCTTCACCACGCGGTATTCGTATTCGTTGCTTCGTGTGTTGAACTCCACTTGCTTCTGCCTCTGCCGCTTCGCCTTCTCTGCTTTTGAACGGGCATCCAGGATTTGGGAGACGAAAGCATGCACATCGGGCTTCAAGGTCGTGCTGTCATAGAACTTGGTAAGGTCTGTACGCCTTTCGAACAGTCCGGCAAGTGCCGCTGAGTGGTTACTGACGAAGGCTTTGAGCTTCATAGTCGTACCTTCGTCATTCTTCATGGTGATTTCGTCTAGTACCGAATCGGTATCGACAACGGCCAGATATTTCTTGAGGTCTTTTGTAGTGTTGAGGCAGTGGTAGCCTGTGAGTTCACGTATTTCTTCGGGTAGCCCTTTTGCGACGTCCATCTTATAGGCATGTTCCTTCAGCTGTAATGTCCAAAAATATAAGGAGGCTCGGCTTCGTTCACGGTCATACGTTGGTCACGACAAACAGGGAAACTTGAAGCCGAGCCTCGCCTTGATGGACATTAAAGCTCTTAAGTTGTGTTCCCTTTGTCGTGACCGCATAGTAAATTACATTATTTCGCAGACGTTGGCAAGGGGTAGGTACGAAAAAAGTTCGGAGACTGATAAAGGGTGACTGATAACTACCTCTACTCTCCGACATCTTTATTTTTTATAAAATTATTTTTTTATCTCACACTCCTTTACCACCGTGTAATATATACTTTTTATCAGTCTATCAGTCTCTAATAAGAAAAAGTATATAAAAATAAGGAAATTGAAGAAAAAACGGCAATTTTTCGGAGACCGTTAAATTTCGTTTTTCTGTCGTTTTATCTGTCTCCAGAGCTTACAAAAAGCTTACAAGTTTACAAAAAGCTTACATAAATGTTACATGAACCTTTCCATGGTTGTAAGCATTTTGTAAGCATTGCTTACAATTTTCTTACATAGGTATGTGTTACAACAGATTTTCCTTGTCAAACTGATGTAATTTCTGTCGTATGAACAAGCTTATCGAACCAGCCGTCTACGTCGCAGTTGTCGCTGCCCTGTCTTATTACGCATACAGAATGATCAAGGATGGCCTCAGACCGCCTCCGGTTGAAAGTAGGGACTTGGTGGTCGGATACGAAGAGGATGGTTCACCCATAACGGATCCGGACTGTGATATCGAACGCACGTTGGAACTGTGGCGTGAACAGAACCGACTGATCCGTAACTCATAGCTGTAGGCATTTTGATGTAATTTAGAGGACATGATGGCAGTGAAGGACGACAGGTTCAACACGATTACGGCGGAAGAATTCTGGGATGAACTCATGAGCGTCGACGATTTCGTGGAGCTGATGCTGGCCAATGCGCCTACTAAGTCAATCGACGTTAGGGAAGACGCTGTCCAGTGTTGCTTCAGCCCGAAGTTTATCAACAAGATATCAACACACGTGTAGTTTGAGGTGTAAGTATGGCGAAGAAAAGCAACAAGAAAGTACTGTACGACATTACGACCGGAACCAAGGTCGAGCTCCCGGACGATGACAAGAGGAGCGAAATGGTGTCCGCGCTGCTGACGGGGACTGGAGTCATGGTGGAGCATAACGATGCCGTATCGCAACAGATCGAATCGGTCGAAAGCGAGCAGACAGACGTCAATAAGCTGATTGACCAGGAGCTAGAGCACGAATACCATGAGCACGTCAAGTACCCGACCTCGACTGGCCTTCTGCAGTGCATCTTGCGCGAGCTGATCCGTCAGCGAATCGGGAGGTAACCATGTGCAAGGACGACAAGAATGCAGACGCCACCGTAGACAGCACCGTCGTGAAGAAGCGAAAAGGTGCTCCGCAGAACTTGACCCCTTTTACGCCAGAAACGGCCAAGCAAGCATCGCAACGTGCCGCTTATTGTAGGTCTCTGAGAGCACAGATGAGGAAGAAACTGCTCGAAGCTGCAGTGGACGCCGGAATTGATAAAATCTTCACGAAAGCGTTGAAGTCCGGCGACGTCGACTCGATCACTGTGGCCCGTGAAGCCATGAAGCTTGTTGGCTTGGATTTTGCATCAAGCGAAGAGTCGGTGCAGAGAGTGAACGTGAAGGCTGATGTCGACGCAAAGACGGACAACAAGCTGGAAATCGTTGTCAAGGATGCATGAGGCAAGTCGAATTAAAATTGCTGCCTTACCAGAGGAAATTGCTTAGTAGCAAGGCTCCGTTCACGTTCGCAGTCATGGGACGTGGTAGTGGCAAGTCCTACACGCTCTCCATCATAGCATTGCTTACTTTGCTCTCTGGCAAGAACATCATAGCGTGCGCACAGCGTTTCGACTCGTTGCGCGACGTGCTGTTCCGCGAAATCAAGTTGCGCGTGTTCGAATGGGGACTGCAAGACGAAGTACATTTTAAGGAAAATCCGATACGTGCCACCTATGGCAACCATACGATTTATGGAGGCTCGGCTGAAAATCTGGACGGTCTCAGAGGCTTGACCGAAATCAGTCTGCTGTTGCTTGACGAAGCGGCCCTGTTTCCTATCGATGCAATCGACATTCTCGCGCCCTGCCTTAGAGGCCCCGGAGTTGTCAACCCGCGCATAGTCGGTTGCACCACGCCGAATTCGAAGTCGCCGTGGAATTTTAGATTTGCCGAAGCCTACAAGTACGGCTGGGAAATCATAACGGCTACGACATACGACAACAAGTTCCTGACCGAAGAACAGATTCGGCTTATCGAACAGGCTATCCCCAGCCAGGCCATGCGCGACCAGGAACTCAATGCTAAGATTGTAACGAACGGCACGGCTTCTGCAATCATTCACCTCGACGAATTCCCTACGATCTCTGGCTTCTCTACCGACACGAGAGTGATAGCTGGCCTTGACCTGGCTCAAGGATGCGACCGTGACGCTACTGCTTTCGTTGTTAGGCGTGGACACCAGATCCTTGAGATGCGCAAGTGGTACGACAAGTCGCACGAGGACATTGTCCATTTCATACAAGCTTTCAATCGCGACACGAAGATAGACAAGCTAAACATAGACATAGCAATGAGCGAGTACGTATACAACATCCTTAAATACCAGATTCCCTGCGAACAGATCCAGTTCGGCGGCGCAGCGTCCGATAGGGCCAAGGACAACATGGCCAACAAGCGAGCTGAGATGTATAGCAATGTTGTATGGGAAATCAAGAACGGCCTATGTATCGAAGGATTTGATTTGACTGGCGAGCTCAAGCGCGAGCTGTGCATGACCACCTGGGACAGGATGCCCAACGGACGATTCATACTTACCAAGAAAGATATCCTACGACAGATTCTCGGAGGTTCGCCGGATATCGCTGACGCACTTGCCCTGACTTGCGTTGACCGATGGTACGGCGACGACCCGGCAATGAATTCTTCCAGCGGCAACAACGGACTGAGTCGCGATGAGGAAGAAGAAATCATGTCTGAGTATTAAATGATATAATTTAATAAACAGTAAGAGACGGTAACACTGGAATTCTGCATGATAAATGTTTGGGACGAAGCTGGCATTTTGCCGATGGCGATTAGGATGAGACGCAACGGAAGTATACCACGTGACATCGACGATGTCTACGGCCAGATAATGAGCGGAATTGTCCGCATGGCCAGCGTACTGTTGCCAAGTGAGGATCCACGCTACGAATGCCACAAGGCCGAATTCCTGACGCCGGACGTACAGATGGCCATGCTGTGCCAGGCGTTGAAGGCTGCGGAACAGTACGTCGATACCAAGGCTACCTCACGCTCAATCGTCAATTACCTGGTCAAGACCGTGCAGAACCGTCTCCGCAACTACGTGCGCGACACCGAAAAGAGGCGCAAGCTCATGTCGATTACCATCGAGAGCGATCTGCCTAACAGTACCATCGAGTACGCCGACTCTGTCATGAGTCTTGACGGTCGCGTAGTGCCTAAAGAACCCAGTTGCCGTGTAACTAATTCGAACAAAGATTATGATTAACAGGAGGCCCTTATGGGACGCAAATTGGACAAACTAATGCAAGACATGCAAGCCGAACTTGACGGCGAGAAGGAAACTACCGTTTCCACGGAAGAATCTGTACAGACAGAAACTCCGACGGAAACCCAGACCGAACCTGAACCGGAACCGGAGCCGAAACCGGAACCGAACAAGGTCGAGGAACCTTCGGAACAGCCGGAACAGACCGAACAGAAGACTGAGCACCGTGACATCCCTGATGACCCGGTGAAGCGTGCCGAATTCTCATTCAGACGCCAGCTGGCCAAGAAAGACGAAAAGCACGCGAAGGAGCTTGCCGAACGTGACAACAAGTATGCGGAATTGGAGAAGAAGTTCAATGAGCTCGAAAAGAAGCTCACGCCGGTGCCGCCTACCAAGACACGTGGTGACTTTGACAACGACGAGGACTTCATCGATTATTTGTCCGAGCAGAAGGTAAACTCCTTGCTTGCCAAGCGTGACGAAGAAGCCGCCGCCAAGGAAGCCGAAATCAAGAAGCAACAGGAAGCCAAGGCAGAGGAAGATCGCGAACTGGCCCAGAAACAGCAAGACTGGCTTGACAATGTAGACCAGGCGTTCGGTGGAGACAAGGAACGCTCCCAGAAGTTCTTCGACCGCATTGCCTACTGTAACAAGCAGGGTCTGGGCGAAGTCCTCGACAGCTGTCCGGTAGCTGCAGATTACCTTGTCAATGATCCTATGGGCCCGGTCGTGTTTGAAAAGCTTATCAACGACAAGGCTACATTCGAGCGCGTATTCAACCCTCGCCGTCTGAACCCGCTGGCAATCTATCATGAACTGCGCAGTGTCGAAGACGAAATCACCAGTGCGTCACGCTCTCCCCAGGTCGAACAGCCGAAACCTGTTCCGCACCTTGGCCGTCCGGGCCGACAAGCCGGAGGCAGTTCGATCGTTTCGACGGACATGTTCTCCGACCCTCGCGCTGTCAAGCAGTGGCTCAGGGAACACCGTTAATGGACAGAAAATGACACGTTTAGACCCTGCTTCGGCGGGGTCTTTTTGTTCAGGTGTAGTGTATAGGGCGTAAGGAAACTTACCCCAATGTCTGGGTCAAGGCACTTCTCTGGATCTGTCCACCGTACGGACAACATAATGCCTCCTTGAATTGCTGTAGAGGCGCAGCGCCTCACAAACAACATACAAACTCATGGCAATTCAAACAAAGGAGTAATTATGCCAGGTAAGTTTAGTAACCAAAAGAAATTGATCCTCCTCGCCAACGCTGTCGAAGAGAACCTCAACTACATCAAGCGTGCAGATAACCTCTTCCCGGATCTTGCCGGTAAGAAATATGGCATGGCCGTGCACGGTTATCAGACGGATGCCGGTTCCGTGTCCAATGGCCTTGTGGCTCATCCGGACGTGGCTCACCAGGTCGAACACACCGCCTATCTTGACAACTACAACACGGCTGCCGAAACCGATCTGTGGGACGATCTCGTAGAAATCGCCGACTTCAACCGCGAAATGGTTGACAAGCGCTCCAAGAAGCTTGCACGTGAAGTCCAGAAGGCCGTGATCAACGAGAACGTGTTCCGTTCTTGCCAGGTCTCTGTTGCCTCTTCTGCTGGCTACGGTCTGCTTTCTGATGCCAATGCCAAGATGGAAGAACTTTCCGTGGTTGGCGAACGTATCGACTTCCAGACCCCGACCACCATTTCCAAGATCCAGGCTACGGGTTCCAACCTGTTCCTCTATCCGGAAAAGCAGCGCGAAATCTACGAAGAGAACTCCATCGGCTTCTACGCCAATGCCGACACCGTGGCTCTTCCGGGCCTCCCGATCGTCGACACGACTGGCATGGACGCCGCTCCGACTCTCTCCGCAGCTGTCGTGAAGGACGCTTCTTCGAACACCATCGGTATCAAGCCGATCAACGCCATCACTGGTTCCGGTACTGGTTCCGTGATCGCCGGTGTCCCGTACAAGCTCGCTGGCTTGAAGATCGTTGACGAAGGTGGCGTGGAAACCGAACAGGATTACATCGTGATCCCGGTGAACGAAGTCTACTACGATGAAGATGGTGTCCGTCAGACTCGCGTGGTTGTGCCGGAAATCCGCATCACTGCCAAGGGTAAGGCATACGGCAATCCGAATGCATGGATGACCGCTACTGCGATCGACGCTGCCACTTCCACTGGCACTGTGACGCTCACTCTGTCCGCTGTCCTGACTGCTTCCAAGCACTACCAGGTCGGTCAGTACCGTCTTGCCAAGGCTCTGTCCTTCTCTCCGCTCACCTTTAAGAACCTTCCGGCTGCAAAGCAGGAAAACGTGGGTGTCGGCGAGTTCGTGACCTTGAAGATGCAGTCTGCTCCGGAAGTGTTGAACGGTGTTTCTTACTTCCGTATCGACATGCCGTTCGTGGCTAAGATCTTCGAACCCCGTCAGAGCGTGACGACTTATCTCTTGCTCGACTAGTTCAGAACCCTTTGGCCTCCTGATGGTTAAGAGAGCCTACCTCGCAAGGGGTAGGCTCTTTTGTTGTGTAGTTTCAAAGCATAGGAGATTTACTCTATGGCCATTTCAGTAAATGAACTTATCCAGACTGCATGTGAGGACTTGTCTCGCGTAGGCGACGGAGAGCCGGTATCCCCGGAACTTGCCGCATCTTGCGAGGAGCTTCTCAACCGTGCCATCAATTCACTCAATTCGGACTCGTACATTAGCCTCACGGTCAACACGGCAGAACTTGTCGCCGCCGGTTCCGTCAAGTTCTACAAGTTGTCGGACGGAGAAGTGCTTCAGCCGAACTGTGTAGACATGGAACCGCCGGATATGATTCAAGGCGTGGCACGACAAGTCGGGATACGTTGGATAAAGTTGACACCGAGCAACCCGCAGACGATGGATCGCGTACTGACCTATTCCTTGCCGACCCAGTGGAGCTATGGTGTCACGTTTGAGGAAGTGCCGAACACGTCAGACCACGGCAACATCACGCGCAGAGTAGGTGTGCTCAGCCTTAACGGAACTCACCCAGTGCCGCTCAAGATTTACCTCAACTCAAGCCTTCCGCATTACAAGCTTGGTGACTTCATTTATCTGTCGGACCTGTACCACGACTTGCTTCTGTACAGTCTTGAAATGCGCATGGTCGCTAAGTACAAGCTGTACAGCTACAAGGATCAGGTGAAGGAAGACTTGGCTGGCGCAATGCGTTCGGTCGACAACTTCGCCGCAGCCAACCGTCCGATGCGTAACGATGACCAGCTGTGCGATTCCTACACGCGCCCAGCTGATGATTTGATTGCCGGATTCGGCATGTAGGAGGATTCATGGCGACTGGTAAGGTCTACCAATATCTAATCGGCAGTGCTCGCAAGTCGAAGTATCCCGCTGTCATGGGATCCGAATGGACTTGCAACATGTACCGTGGAATCAACGGCAAACAAGAATACATGGAGTCTTTGCCCGGTCTCAAGTCCTTCCAGGAGATCGGTGGACGTTGCCGTGGCGCATACGTCAGCACTATCGGTCTACGCGCAGAGAACTCGCCGGAAGATCTGTTCGTCGTGATGGGCTCAATCCTTTACCGTGTTGACGCATACGGACACAAGACATCCATCGGTCGCGTTGCGAACAACGGTTACCGTGTGTGCTTCGCTGAGGCCGGTGGCCCAAGAGCATTGCTTTTGCTGGTCGACGGCGCAAACATGTACTACTATGACTTGCTGGAAGGAGGCGAACTGAAACCAATCCAGTTGCCGGAAAGAATCAACGGTAACGGCGGAATTATTACTCCGTCCCACGTGGCAGTCGTTGCCGGATCGATTGTTGTCAACGATACTGGTTCTGGCTATGTGTACTATTCTCAGCCATACCCGCTCAACAACGAAAAGCGTTCCATGTTCCAGATGGAGACTGGTTCGGACGGTAAGCAGCACGTGGTCTACGACGGCGACGGTGTCACTGTAAAGATGCAGTCTGTCGATTCCGACAAGCATGTCTTCGAGGATGACTACGGTGTCCAGCAGTATTTCAACGGCGAGTCCAGTTCGGACAACGTAAACGGCCTATATGCGGTCGGCCCTACCTTGTATGTGTTCGGGCCCAAGAGTGTCGACATTTTCCAGCGCGGTTCAGGCGATTATGAAGACTGGATCCGTACGTCCTATACCATGACTAACAGTTTCGGCCTTGAGGCTCCGAATAGCCTCGCAAGTATCGGCGGTTCTGTTTACTTTGTTGCAAGCGGTGCCCAGTACGGAAAATGTGTCATGCGCGTGACTGGAACTAATTTCGAACGGGTCTCTGAGGACTGGCTGGACGACAAGCTGCTTGAGGAATCAACAGAGTCCGCTTATGGTTTCTGTTATTCCGCCGGTGAACACAGTTTCTACTGCTTACAACTTAATTCCCTGCATGAGACGTGGTGTTGCGACATGATGGACGGCGAATGGCACCAGCGTACCAGCCGCGACGAGCTTTCCGAGCTTGAAACCCAGTGGCGCGTAGGTTGCGTATCGTACTATCGCGAGCAGTTTTGGGCGTTCACTAATGACGGCTTGATGTGCGAATTCAATAAAGATTATTGGTACGAGGATTTCCCGTCCGGAAAGAAGCTACCGATGATTCGACAGCGTCAGTCCGCCGTAATTACCGACGGTCTCAAGCCGTTTACGTTCGAGGAACTGACCCTTGAATGCAACGTCGGCACGCACAAGTTCTACGGCAAGCCAGGTGTACCGGCACAGGAACAGATGCCCAAGGTGCTGCTCCGTGTGAGCCGTGACGGTGGAATGACTTGGGGCAACACAAGGACTGCTTACTTTGGACGTACTGGTGAATACAGCCATCGTGTTCGCTGGATGAATCTCGGTTTCAACCGTCTGTGCGTCTTGCGCATCACGTTTAGTGAGCCAATGGACTTTGTCATGACCTCATGCTCCGTCCGAGCAGAGGCTACCGCGGAGATGATTTAATGCGTAACGGTATAATCAACTCGAACTCTCCTAAAGAAGACGTGTGGGGTGTACTCACCGGGATCTGGAATGAGTATGATGCTGGCCCTAACAAGGAATGGCACATCATCAAGACTCCGTTCGCTACCCAGATGTCCGCAGTGCTACAGGCTGGGCGCAACGAATTGCCACTTGCACCTGGCCGTACTTGTGCGTTGTCATGGACGTCTAAGGATAATTCCGGCAGTGTAGTTTTGCACATAGGAGAAAAGGGCTTCGATTTGCCAGAAAACGCATACGTCGAGCTTACATATTTCGGAACGATTGGAGGCAACGATGCCCACTAATAACAAGGAACTATTGGAGCTGAAGAAGCAGATGCTTGCGCTCCGCAACTCTATCGAGGATTACCTGGACGGACTCGACATTGACGAAGCTGACAAGCCGTCCAAGAAGAAGGAGAAGGACAATGGCTAGCATGATCAATGAGGCTGTAGGATTTATGGCCGATCCGTTCGGCTGGGGAAATTCGTTCAGCACAAGTCTGGGCAAGTCTCTCGGCCTTGACAACAACGCGGCAATTGACAGGGCCCAGGGAACGCTGGACGATGTGTTGGCTAAGTCCAACAGCGTGTCCGCACAGAACAAGGGTATCTACCAGAACTATCTCGACCAGATGAAGGGTATCTACGGCGAAGGTTCTGCGCAGTACGCCGACGCACTGGCTCGACTGAGCGCCGCTATCGGCGAAGGCCCTGACCAGTTCACCGCTACCGGTGAGGTAAAGGACTATTACGACCCGTATGCCAACCAGCGCCAGCAACAGGCGATGAATGCCATCAATGCGAACGCTTCTACTGGTGGTAACAGATTTTCGAGCTCATATAACGATAAGCTCGCGGCAAAGCAACAGGCCCTGGCTAGCGAAGAATGGTCTAAGGCGTTTGACAAGTGGCAAGCCGACCGTGCAAGGCAACTTCAGGAATGGCAAGCCGGACAGTCGAGCAAGCAGAACTACATCAGCAATCTCGGAACGGTTACCAACATGTACGGCAATGACCGTAACCAGCTGGCTAACGCTCTTGGCGATTACTACAGCAATGTCGCGAACCAGAACAACGCAGACCTTGAAGTCTATTCCGACGTTGCCCAGACCAAGTCCAACCTTGACGCACAGCGCAAGAGCGGCATAGGCTCTGCACTTGGCTCAATCGGGTCGGTCATTGGCGCAATCTTTTAAGGAGTAGCAGTATGGCTCTAGCAGTTAATTTCAGATGGAAAACGCCGTTCATCCAGGCCCCGCAAACCTACTGGGATCGCAATAATGTAGGCGAAGGTATCACTCAGGCGGCAAACGCTATCCGTGCTGGTCTCGACAGGAAACGTGAACGCGAACGTCAGGACAAGCTAGACCAGTGGGCCGAAGACGACCGTACACAGCGTCTTGCTGATGAACAGCGCAAGCGCAACGTGTACAACCAGGTCGCTGAATCTATCCGTGGACGGAAACAGGAGCGCGACAAGTTGGTAGCGGAGGCAGAGCAGATCAAGCAACAGATCGCAATGTTGAAGCAGCAGTTCGGAGGCTAGAATGGCTCTGACGTGGTCGAAGATACTTGAAGTTGCGCCTAGCATATTGGCAGCTGGACTGTTGCCGGGTCTTACGAATGCGCCTGTTGCACGTGCCGCACGTGGCTCACTCGGTAAGACCATTCTTGCTGGCGGTGCGTACTCGTATCCTGAGATGACAGAGGCTTTCACGCCTTATAGTGGTAGTGAGCTAGGCTTCGGCGGAACTTCGACTACTGTTGATGGCAAGAAGACAGTGCTTCCGGCCATGAACGGCTCAACCATTGACCGTTCAACGATCAATGCGGTACTTGCGCAGACTTTGGAACAACATAACAAGGCCGTGCAGTTGGGAAACGAGGGTTCCTTGATGGAATGGTGGCCGGGCAAGGACAACAAGCCACGTAAGACAGTGCATCCGGTCTCCACTGCAGTACAAGGCATCAAGATTAACCCGGACAACACGATTTCGATACAGTTCCGCAACGGAAGCAAGTGGTATACGTACAAGGGTGGCGACAATCCGCGTGAAGCATCCGAGGCCGTCAAGGACTTGTTGCTGTTCCCAAGCATCGGTCGCGCACTACCTCGAAATGGTCGCAAGGCTTGGAGTGACTCCAAGCATATCATTGACAAGACTGGCACACCTGACTCCAACGTGGGAGAATGGGGCCGACAGCATTACATGGGCGGATGGTTCGCCAGATAGGAGAAATTATGTCACTAAGATGGAAAAATCAAAGACGTGAACCGGACTATGCAAATCCGGACTTGATGGGCGGATACCGTCCGGCCTCTGCTGGCTTTGCACCAGAGCCTACATTCGCTCAGGTTCTAGGTGCTCAGGCTGCACAGCAGATGCAGGGCTATGTGCCTTCTGACCAGACTGCTAATTACAATTCTGCGGCCTATGCTTCCGAACAAATGAAGGGATATGTACCTAGTGGCCCTGATGCCGAACCCGTTGTAGAAGACTTTGGAAGACGTGCCGGTGGAGACACCGGCGCAGCATCCATTCAGCGTCGTGAACAGGCTATGCAGCAGATTCAACAGCTTGAAGCTCGCCTTTCGCAGATCAATGCCCGTATTGCCGAGATCGACAAGTCCCTTCCGGCTGGTGCTGGTAACGACAAGGCCTGGGAAATCGCCGCACAGCGTGCTTCCATCGGAGACATGTCTGCATATGACAGCATGATTCAGCGTGGCGCAACCGGTGCACAGTCTGCCAACGCCATCGACAACGCATTGATGGACGCCGAAAAGCTTACCTGGGGTCTCAACGCCAAGGATGATGAAGACCGCAGGGCCGCTCGTAACCAGATTGAAGTCGCGCTCCGCAAGGCAGAGCGTGACGCCGCTCAGACCGGAACGAAGTTGCCTGACTCCTACTATCGCTTGAAGAATGCTCTTGAAGCTGATGTTGGTGGCAATGCCAGCTCACTCGTTAACATGCTCAAGTACAAGAAGGAAAAGGGCACATTGACCGACGCCGACCGCGAATACGTAGAAGAAATGATGAAGGGCAAGGAGAATTCCAAGGAATACGAAACGCTCATGTCGTTCTGGACTGATTCGAAGGGTTCGACCACGGAAGCCAAGGCGAAAGCCAAGGCGGAAGAAAAGCGCATCAATGACATGGCCATCGAAATCGAGAACATGTCACCTGACCAGCAGAAGGACTACTGGAACAAGTTATCCCATAAAGACCGGGCGAAACTTCTCAAGAAGGGAAAGTGGGATAAGGGCTACTTTAAGAGGAATAAATAATGGCAAGTCTTACCGAAATTCTCGACGTTCGTCGCAACTCCGGCCTGGGTATTCCAGACCGTGTCGAAGCCGTTACAAGCTCCGCACCCGGGGCGACTGAGCATCTATATACGAACAACGTATTGGATAGCCTTGGTGAGTCGTATCCTTGGATTACCCAGGAGATCGAGCGCACCGAAGCCGACATGCCGTCCCTCAAGATGTTCTTCAAGAAGCTTGACCCTTCAGGTAAGGAACTCGTTGACGATCCGAAAACCGAAGGCGGAAAGGAAAAGAAAGACCGCAAGTCTGCTTACGACAAGTTCGTCGAACTCTATCCAAAGAAGAAAAAGGCATGGAAGGACACCATCCTGAAGGATCCCAATCTTGGACAACGTGCATGGGATACGCTGGAGTCCGAATGGCGTCGTGGTCTTGATGACAAGTTCCAGCAGGAGCTGGAGAAGGCACGTCACGACGCCGTGAATGACGGAACCGTTGCCGGTTTCATTACTCGCGCATTATTCCCGCGTACGACTGAGCGCCTTGCAAACACCGGTGAATTTAAGGGCATTGGCGGCAAGGACTTTCTCATGGACGTTGGCGAAAACCTCGCAATGAGCATACCTGGCACTGGCTTCGTGAAGGGAGCACGTATCGGCGTTGGAGCTATTCCCAAGTACGGTTCAAGGATAATCAGTTCAGCTGGCAAGGCTGCAGAAACACTGCGCAACGCAAGGCTTGGTGCTATTCCTTGGGCTGGAAAGGCTGTTGCCAATACAGCCGGTAACACGATTGTGCCTCTTGCTACGGAAGTTGTCGACGACTATATCTATGAACCAGGCGAAGGCATGGACGACCGTGCCGAATTCTCTGCCGGAGATGTCGCCGTAGGCGGTGCTGTCAACCAGGCTGTGCAACGTGGCTTGGTCAGGGCGGTAGCGCCTTACATCGACCGCTATAGCGGAGAACTCAAGGCATTCGGTGCCAGGAAGATGCGTGACTTCTTCAACACTCTGGGCCGTTCCGAATCTGCAATCGGTGACGATTTCGCTAGCGGAGTCAAGAATTCGCTGAAGGATCCGGTTGTAAGAATTTTCCCGGAAGGTGAACGTGTTACGTCAAACGAACTGAATTCCATCCTCAGAGGCGTGAACAACATACCGGAAGGCGCTACGTTAGAAGACTACTTAGATAATGCTGCAAAGGAACGTGTCATCAACATGATTGACGACGGTACTCTTACCATGCGTGACGCCAAGGCTATTGCCAAGAACATCGGAAAGAATCAGGACAGGAAAGAATATGTCTTGAATGCTTGGAAAGATCACTACATGGCTATTGCGAAAGAAGCGGCAGAGTTTGGTGACAATGAAGTTGCTACTGCAAATCTTAAAAAGGCAATGGACATGGACATGCTTGCAAATAGCGGCAAGACTCTTGAAGGGGCCAAGCCTTCGCAGATCATTCGTGGCATCGGTTCTACTGGAGACGCTTCGAACAAGAACGCTATGCTTTCTGAAGAAGTTCGAGAGATTTTCAACAAGAATCCGGAACTGTACAACTACGCATACTGGCATGGACAAGGCTCTGGAAGCGCAGGGAAGTGGGACAAGATTCAGAATGCGGTTCATCAGGCATGGCCTAGCTTGTTAATCAACAAGCTCGGTAAGTCACAGTACGCTCCTGAAGTTGTCCGTGCGTTCAAGGACGACATTGAGGAAAACCGCAACACGTCTGCGTTCGAAGGCAAGAAGAATCAGGTAAGCAAGGTTCTTGAAGCTGGTACACGCAATGGTACGCTCACTGCCGAAGACCAGAAATACCTTGCGGATATCGCGAAGAACCCTGACATTCTAGTAACCGGTCACAAGACTGAACCGGACAAGTTCAAGCTTTGGCTTCTCATGGGCGGCAACGACCTTCTGCGTGGCACGTCGGCACACAGACCGTTGTGGGAAGTAGAGTAATTTAGACAGTGTAGTTTCTAGGCGGAGATTGATATGGCCGAAGATTTACTAAAGAAATTCCGTTCGTTTGCCAACAGGTCTCGCGAAGCCTTCTCCGAGATGTACGACCGCATCAAGGAAGACCGCTTGTTTATGGGCGGTGAAGGCCAGTGGACAAAGGAAGACGATTCATTTATCGCAAAGACGCGAAACAGGATTACGGTGAATGTGCTTGCTAACCAGGTACATTCTGTTCCGAACAAGTACAGCAACTATCCGTATACTTGGTACACGGGCGACCCAAATATCGACCGTGAGATCGATGACTTCTTCGGCGAAGATTCCAACCGTTTCGCAACCGAAGAGGCTTTGCTCGACTGCGTTGCATTCGGTCTTGGCGTGCTTGCGCTCGGTACGGATACTACTCCGGACGGACGCGACGTTCCTGTAATCTACGCGGTTACAGACCCAGAGCGTGTCATGCTGGATCCAGATGCGAACGAACTTGATTTCAGTGACGCTATCGAAGGGGCGTTGATCGACTACCGTTCACGTGAGTGGATCCGTATCCACATGGGCGAACAGTATGTGCCTGAGAAACGTGCCAAGCCGGTGTTCACTGGCGCATTCAGCAAGCCGAATCTTTGTCCTATCATCACCTACTACTACCTTGACACGGACGGTTGCCACGTGGCGACTTTCGTTAACGACATCGTAGTCGAAGACAACTCGGACATTCCGTCGGTACTGCCTATCAAGCGCATTCCAATTTTCCCAGTCTTTGGTGAAAAGACATGGGTTGACGAAGATACTATGCTGTACCGTGGTTTGATAGCCAAGGGCAAGACTGTGCAGCGTATCGTGAACTACTGCATGACACAGATGATCGAACGTCTGGCCTTGTCTCCGAAGCCTCTGTTCCGTGGCTACATGGAGAGCTTTAAGAACTACGATGACTATTATAAGCGAGCTGGTTCCGGCATTAACCCGATCCTTCCTTCGCAGCGTCTGGCCAACGACAAGACTACGCAATTGCCGTTGCCTGAAGTGTTCCAGCCGAACATCCAGTTCGCAGACCTCCAGCAGATTACGCAGGGTACGATGGACATGCTCACGTCAATCACTGGCGTGGACTCCAAGGGACTTGCCGACTCCGAAAGTGACATCACTGCGACTGCGGTCATGTACACTTCACAGGTTTTTCAGAACAACATAAAACACTTCTTCTCGCATTTACGTACAAGTTTCAAGGCACTCGGCGACACAGTCATGGTGCTGCTTGGACATCCTGGTGTCAAGATCGATGTGTGCCAGGGCCCGGATGCCTATATGCAAAATCAGATTGCACGTCAGGAACTGACTGCATTGATGGGCGTAGTGCCTGACAACCAGAAGCGTGCTCTTGTCAACGCTATTCTGAAGACGCATCCGGACAACGAAATCCTTGGCGACCTCTATGCCGAAATCAACTCCATTCCACAACCGACTGAAATGGAAATGCAAGCTCAGGAACTTATCGGCCAGATGAAGGAAGCCATCGACAAGAAGAATGAAGAAATCATGAATCTGACTGCGCAGATTGAAGAATTCCGCAAGAGCGACCGCGAACAGGACAAGGATCAGTTCTTCCAGCTCAAAAGGATGGAACTTGAGCACCAGTACAAGGTCGAAGACGAAATCCTCAAGGCTCAGCTTAATCAGGGCTTGGATGCGGACAAGGCCGCTATCGAAGCACAGCGTGAAGAACTCAAGCTGGAGTCCGAAGCGACACGTGCTGCGATTGACGCCGAGAAGGGACGTCTTGACTTGGAAAACAAGGCAATCAACCAGCAGATGGATCTTGATCACAAACAAGCTAACATGGAACTTGACCTAGCGAACAAGATTTTCGGAGGCAACAATGAAGCTTAATATTGCCAATACTCCGTACATTGACCGCTCTACCGGTGAGTTCGTGGAAGGACGCATGAAGGTGTTCCTTCACAACACGAACGTCTACGCCGACGTGTTTACGATGGAAGGCTCCAGCTTTGTAGCGGCACCTAATCCACAGCTGCTTCACGCCGGTCTTCCGGAAGATACTTTGTTCACAGAAATCGGTATCTATGACATCGTCATCGAGAAATACATCGGAGAGGAAGGCCACATGACGGTTGAATCTCCTGATTCAGACTTCTCCATGATCGATGAATTCGAGACCGGTATTGACTTCGACCTTAACGCATTCAACTCCAACCGTGTAAACACTATGGATGACCTGCGAAATGCAGACCCTCTCCTTGGTTACGTTACGGTCAACTGGTATGCCGAACCCGGTGACTGTGTCCCACGTACCTACATCTGGGATGCCGCTTCCGTCAATGCAGAAGACGGCGGTTACGTTGTCTCAAGTGACGTTTCCGATACAGGACGTTGGATCTTGTTCTGGGACGATGAAGTCCTTCCGGCATGTGTCTACGGCGTGAAACCCGGTGACGAAAGCAACATGAACTTGCTGCTGAATTACCCGGCTGTGGTCGGTTCCTTCCTTATGGCAACTGCACCGTGCATTCGCTTCCAGAGCGGTGACTATACAAGCAACGCATACTACAGCACCACCAAGGAACTCTGTTTCGATGCCGGTGCACGGTTCACTGCTGCATCGTTCACTTGTCCGAACATTCGCTTGTTCGGTGCTAACGCTTCATATATCGCCGACTTCAGTTTCAGTTCGGACAACGTAGAGGCGCACTCCAGCTGGTTCCGCGACGTCAACACGTTCTGGCACTGCGGGGCCCACAAGTTCATCGTGGACGAAACGAACTACTTCACGTCCAATGTCCTCAGGACTGCAGCTGGGCTTCAGTACAAGGTAATCGAAGGTGCGCACCGTATGGATGTCACCTATGCGAGCGGTGCATATCTGCAGATAGGATACTGCACGCTTAACGCACACAGGCTGTTCTCTCCGCGTTACGACAGGATCAAGTTCCAGGGTATGACCATTGACCAGTCTTGGTTCGTTCCAACCGGTATCGGCTACTGGGACTTCGGCAACATCGCGTCGCACAACATCGAAGCAACTACGGCCAACATGAACGTCATCGAC